CTGGTTTATTAACTACAGCAAATCAATATAATATTACTAGTTTAGGTACATTGACGGGTGTAACACTAATAGGTCCTGCAATATTAGGTAATGTCGCTAATGTCACTGTCTATGGTGGAAGTTCTGGACAGTATCTAACAACTGATGGTAATGGTAATGTTACATGGAGCTCAGTAACTACCGGAAATGCTAATATAGCCGGCGCCGATAAACAAATATTTTTTAATGATAATGGTAGCAATACTTTAGGTGTAAGTGCTAATCTAACTTTTAATAAAAATACTAGTACATTAGCGGTTGCTAATATAACTGCCAACATACAAGGTAACTTAACCGGCAATGTATATGGTAACTTCATTGGAAACACATACGGAGATGTTGTTGGGAATGTTACTGGAAATTTAATTGGTAATGTATATGGTAATGTAATTGGGGCTGTTAGTGGAAATATCTCAGTAACCGGTGGAACAGGTGAAATAGAATTTGTTGGATCAACCGGCAACTTGATTTCATCACCGAACTTAACATTTACTGTTGCAACAAACACACTAACAGCAAATTATTTTAGTGGCAATGGTAGTCTATTAACAAGTTTAACTGGTGCAAACGTATCTGGTAATGTATCATATGCAATAACATCAAATTGGGCTAATGTAGCAAATAGCGTATCAGGCACTAATGTATCCGGTAATGTAAACAGTGCAGTACAATCACACTATGCTAATATTGCTAATTCAGTATCATTTACTAATATTACAAGTACACCAACTACTATTAGTGGTTATGGCATTACTGACTCATATAGCAATACTGATGCAGGAGCATATTTAACAACTTATTCAGGTAGCCTAGCAGCAAGTAATGTATCATTTACTGGAGCAAATGTAAGTTTAGGTTCGAATGCTAATATTAAAATTACTGGAGGTACTAATGGTACAGTTTTAAGTACAGATGGTTCTGGTAATTTATCTTGGATTACCGCTACCGCAGTAGGTAACGCTATTACACTAGGAACATCAACCGACACAGATTTAGTGACTCCCGGAGCTATTACAACATGGACAACTGCAACTAAAGTGACTGATGCAATTGATGACTTAAATGAAACACTAGAAAATGTAAGAAATAGTACATATGTTAAGAGCGTAACTTTTATAGCTAGTCCAACAGCAGGTGGCGCAGGAACTTCTGTAACTCTAACAATTACAAGTGTTGGTTCTCCAAATCGCTATGATATTACTTGGGGTGATGGTACACAAACTTTAGCCTCAACTAGTTCTACGCCATCACATACTTATTCAACAAACACAAATAGCCCATTTACAGTAACAGTACGTGCATATAATTTAAGTGGCACTGGCACTGGTAGTGAAGCAAGTTTTACACGCACAGCTTATATTACAATTTATACTGCTAATCCGGTTGTTGGATTTAGTTTATACAGAGGAAGTACAGGTGGATTAGCATTAACTGGCAGCAATTTATATGCTAGTGAAGGTGAAACAATATATTTAGATAACACTACTACAAATACTACAGGTGCTTCCGTAACTTATTCAATAAACTGGGGAGATAGTTCTACCCCGGATACTATCAGCAGTGATAGTGTATTGGGTGGTGTTGGCGGTGGCCGCATAAGTCATTCATATGCAAGTGGTCAACACTCTGGAACAGGCACAAAAACAATTACCGTAACAATTACAAGTCATAGCACAGCTACACCGGCTTATATTGCAACAGGTCCAAATAGCACGGCTGCAATCAAGGTGTATAATCCAAGTATTGCTTCACCAAATGGATTGAGTGCTAAAACAATTACATTCCAAACTAGTGTTGGAACAAGTCCATATCTCGCGGCTAATTATGCCAACAATGCAGGTGCCGCAGTCACAATAACAGCAGGATCAAGTATTAGTCGTGTGACTTCTGGAACACCAGTCGAAACTATAGTAATGCCAACATACGCATATAATGCTGATAGTGGATACTTACGTGCTGTAGTAAATAATACAGAAGATGGTAATATTGCATTAACTACCGGTAGTCAAGCAGGAACAAATCTTTCATTAGTTCTTTCAGCAGAAAGTGATTATAACTTATTAGATGCTACCGGAACAGCAATTGCATTCAGTGCATCAATTTATAGTCCATCATTATATAAAGGGTTTACTGCTAAAGTGTCTAAAACAAATTCAGCATTAACTGCAGGTCTTAACACTTTTAAGTTGAGTCATAGTAGTACAGGAAATACTAACATTATTGAATTTGTCAAAGATGATGTAACCAGTGTACCTACTATTGATGTATCAACCGCAACATTAAGTAATGCAACAAATGGAACATATCGTTATATTTCGGGTGTTCCTTACTACAACACGGGCAGTCCAACAATCACATTAGCTGGGGCAAATATATATAACTGGATAGGACAGACATATCAAAATACAACTACACCTTTTCAAATTGAACCAGGAACAAATGATGAAAGCACTAGTGGTAGTGTAGTAGCATCACAGACTAGAACATATACTCAAATAGATGGATCAACTACCTTATTGTCTGGTGGTATACCAAAAGCTAATACAGGTAATACAAGTGGATATCAATATACTTTAGGTAGTATCACTGCCAATATTACTACATCATCCGTTGCATCGGTTCAAACTATTAAATTCTTGGCAACTAACGTAAATGGTTCTAGTGCTTATGCTACACATAGCAAGAAAGTTCAAGTCTTTACTGCTACACCTAGTGGATTTGTTGAAGAAAGCATACCTTGCAGTATAGGTGGAGATAATACAGTCGCAAAACGAATTGTTTTATCTGGTTCAGGTGCCACAAGATCATATACTGGGGGCGGACAGACTAATTTTTACTCATCTGCGGTTTGGTCAGGAGTACAAACTGTTGCAGGTACAGATAGTGCTATAGTTCGTTGGAATCAATTAAAATGGTTCAATACTGATTTGTCTGGTTATTTACCTGCAGGTCCAAACTTAAATACTGGTCGTAGTGGAACACAATATTTCTTTGGTGCATTTACTAGAGCAGCTAGAAGTGGATTTACTGTTACTATTACCGGAAAGATTTCTGGATTGAGATTTGCTATCCCGGGTGTTACTGATAGTTTACCGTACACTACTAATGGGTGGTTAGATGCGACAGTAGTATATTTTGGTTCTGGTGTCGCCGGAGCAAATGACAGTGGATGTGCCGCAACAGTAACTGTTCCTACAGGATCGGTAATATCAGGTACATCATATGCTATTACTTTTGGAGAAGGTAGTACAAGTTCAACAGGTAATTGGTCAAATCAAGTATTGTTTAGTATTGCACTAGCATCGGGTGATTATGTAAGTTCATGGAGTTTTAGTTAATGGCTATTTCCGATACACAAAAAGTTGACTATCTATGGAAAAAGATAGCCTACGGAAAAACTAAAACTGATTCCGGAACCAACAAACAAGGGTTTGAAGAAAGCATTTCTAGTCCGTTATTAATTCGCGGCGATAAGATTTGGCAGCAATCGGGTTCTATTCCTGGTAGTATTGCTACAGCAAGCGCAGTGGTTACAGTATATTCAGGTACTACTACGGTTGAATGTACTGAAGATTTAACTGCCGCAGATAATAGAACATGGAAAACTAATTACACAGATTGGATCAGTCCTGAGTTTGGTGCTGATTACATTATCAGCGTTTACATTGCTAATTCAGGAATTACAGGGTCAAACAAAACAACTCAAGTAACAATTGCTGGTAATAAAATTTCTGCTGGCGGTCTAAATGATGACCAATGGTACTTTGATTATCAATCAGGTGTACTGCACTTTATTGGTACAAATATTCCTACAGCTATCACCACTAATGTTACTGGTAAAAGCATTTATATAACTGGTGCACGATATACAGGTGGTATTGGATTTGGAACTAGCAGCACAATTACAGCCACTACAGCAACATTAGGTAATTTATATATTTCTAGCAATACTATTTCTAGTCTTGATACTAATGCAAATATAAATCTATCACCAAATGGTACTGGTAACGTAGTAATTTCAGGTAATGTCAATGCAGGTAATGTAGTTACTGCAAATTATTTCAGTGGTGATGGTAGATTATTAACTAATATTCCAGCATCTAGTATTACTGGAGCATATAGCAATACAAACGCAAGTGCATATCTTACTACAGCTACTTTCTCAACCTCAGGCAATATCACTGCCAATATTATTACTGCTAATACATTTAGTGGTAATGGCAGTTCTATTACATATATAGCAGGTGGAAATGTCTCTGGTAATGTAACTAGCGCGGTACAGTCACATTATGCTAACATTGCTAACTTAGTAACTTGGGCAAATGTCTCAAGTACACCAACTACTATTAGTGGTTATGGTATTACTGATTCATATAGCAATACTAATGCAGGAGCATATTTAACATCATACACTGGTAATATATCCGGTGGTAATTTAACACTGAGTGGTAACTTAATTGTCGGTGGAACTACTACCCGTGTTAATTCAACAGTAACAACGCTAGTAGATCCGATATTTGAGATTGGCGGCGACGCAAACGGAGCCACTCTATCAACTGATGACAACAAAGACCGCGGATTATTACTACATTATTATAGTGGATCATCCGCAGTAGATGCATTTATCGGTTGGGATGATAGTAACGTAGAATTTGGAATAGGTAGTAATGTATCCCTTACTAGTGAAGTAGTTACTTGGAATAGTTATGGTAATGTACGTGCTAGTTATTTCATAGGTAATGGTAGTCAATTAACCGGAGTTGCCGCAACTTCAGCAACTTCAGCAATTTCGGCCGGCACAGTAACAGCAAACGCACAACCAAATATTACGAGTACAGGTACACTAACAAGTTTAAGTGTATCAGGTAATGTTGATTTCTATGGTGCAAATGTAAGTTTAGGTAATGTTAGTAATCTACATATTACTGGTGGATCTAATGGTTATTTCTTAACAACAGATGGTTTGGGTAGTTTAAGTTGGGCGGCACAAACTGCACTAACCGCTACCGTAGATGAATTTACTGCTAATGGTACATATACTACATTTACATTATCTACCACACCGTCAAGTGAAAATGTTACAATGGTTGCTGTTCAGGGTGTATTGCAACCTAAATCGTCTTATTCATTAATGGGTCCACAATTAACATTTGATGCCGCACCTCCAAATACAGCGTTTATTGAAGTAACAACATTTAGTGGTACCGGTGGAGCTGGTGGCGGTAGTTCTGCACTAACTTGGAATATAGCAAGTAGCAATGCAACTATGGTTGCAAACAATGGATACTTTGTTGACACATCTGGTGGTGCAAAAACAATGACATTACCAACTAGCGCAACATTGGGTGACACTATTCGTATCAATGACCTAGCTGGCTCATTTGCCACAAACAATTTAACAGTAGCACGGAATGGTCATAAGATTCAAGGAATAGCTGATAATTTATTAGTAGATGCGGATCAAAGTAGTTTTGGTTTAGTATACAGTAACAGCACATATGGCTGGAAAGTATTGGAGTTATAATGGCAACAAATTTAAAATCGGTAAAAGCAGCCGCATTAACTTCTGTTATCAATAGTGTCGTATCTTCAGGAGTAAAGATTACTGGACTAACATATATTGGAAGTGTTACTGCGGCAAACCCGGCCGGTAGTGAAACAGTTACTATCGCTGGTAGTGGATTTAATAGTGGTGCAATAGTGTATATTGATACTACTAGTTGTGCAACTACATATGTAAGTGCAACAAGTTTAACATTTACAAGTCCTGCAAAAAGTGTAGGGTCATATCATCTTTATGTTTATAATACTGATGGTAGTAGTGGTATATTACCGGGTGGGATTACATATAGTAGTTTACCAACTTGGGTAACGGCAAGCGGAGCATTAGTTGTCGCTGTGGTTGGAACCGCATATTCACAATCAATAAATGCTACAGGAGACGGAACAATTACATATAGTATAACTAGTGGTAGTTTACCGACTGGTTTAAGTTTGAATACTAATACTGGTGCTATTACAGGAACACCTACAGTAGCCGCAACAAGTAATTTTACAATCACTGCCACTGATAGTCAGAATCAAACAGCTAGTAGAAGTTTCAGTATTGAAGCAACAAATATTGTTATTGCTGATTATTTACTTCTTGCAGGTGGTGGTTCTGGCGGAACCGGATATTATGGGGGTGGAGGTGGTGCAGGTGGATATGCAGAAGCAACTTCTATTACCTTTACTAAAGGCACTGTATTTACAGTAACTATAGGTGCAGGCGGAGTAGGAACCGGAAGTCAAACCAATAAAGGTGGAAATGGCGCAAATAGTTCAATTAGTGGATCAGGATTTACTACGGTAACTGCTATAGGTGGTGGTGGTGGTGGAAGTCGTAATAATGATGGTAATGGTGGCACCGGAGCATCGAACGGTGCCGACGGAGGTTCTGGTGGAGGTGTTGGAATTAGTTATCCCGGAAGTGATGTAAATAGTTCATCCGGTGGTGGACTTGGACTACAACCGACATCTGCATCGGGTGGATATGGAAATAAAGGCGCCGGCAGAAAAGATCCAGCATTGGGTTATAGAATGGATGGCGGTGGTGGTGGTGGTGCTGGCGCTGCCGGTAACCCAACCAATACAGGTACAAATCCCGGCATGTCGGATGGTGCCATTGGTCGCCAATCAAGCATAACCGGTACCGCAATATATTACGCGGGTGGTGGTGCCGGCGGAATTGGCGGCCGACCAGGCGGTGATGGCGGTGGCGGGTCAACTGATGTTGCTGGAACTGCTAATACAGGAGGCGGTGGTGGTGGTGGATCTGGTAATAATACTCAAGGAGGCAACGGTGGTTCTGGGGTAGTAATCATTCGCTATGCAGACTCATCAGCGGCTGCAACTTCAACAACAGGCTCACCAACAGTCACTAATCCAACAGGATACAGAGTTTATAAATTCACTGCATCAGGCAGTATAACATTTTAAGAGAACAACATGGAAATAGGCTCAGGTATAACAATCGGACAAGGTATTACTATAGCTAGTCAAAACCTACTTCAATTATTAGTGGTTGGTGGAGGCGCCGCCGGCGCAGGAAATGGTGGCAATTATACAACCGGTGGCGGTGGCGCCGGAGGATTAATTTGGGTAACCGTAGAAGGTTTTACTGGTACAGGAACATATACTGTTACTGTAGGTGCCGGCGGTATAGGTAACGGAACGTTTGAACAAGGCAGACTGGGTAATCAAGGTACTGCCTCATCAGTATCCGGAACAAATACTAGCATGAATCACACTGCTGGGCCTGGGTTCGGTGGTGCATATGGTCTCGGCGGTAACCAAGGTACAAATGATGGCGTTGCCGGAAATACAGGTTATGCAGCAAATTCTGGTGGTGGTGGCGGAGCAGGCGGATCCGCAACTAATATTAATGGTGGCGCCGCCCGACTAATATCTGAATTAAATGGCATTACTGGTTATAATAGTACAGGATATTTTGCTGGTGGCGGCGCCGGATACAATGGTAGCTGGGGTACTACTACCGGCGGAGGTGGTATAAACGGCAACGGTGGTGCCGCTAATACAGGTAGTGGTGGTAGCCCAAATTCGTATAACAATGGTAATGGTGGTAGCGGAGGATCCGGAATAGTAGTCATTCGCTACCAAACCATATACGCAGCCGCATCAGCGACAACAGGTAGTCCAACTGTAACCACTTCAGGTGGATATAGGATTTACATATTCACTGCATCAGGCACAATAACATTCTAAGAGAACAACATGGAATTCAATAACATTACATTCTCTAATTTAACTGTACTACCCCCTCCACCTATATACACATTCAGTACAATACCAACCAGCCTAAATGAGGGTCAATCTGGAATCTTCTACGTACAAACATATAATGAAGTACCAAATGGTACTACACTATATTGGACTATTAATTATAATAGTTCAACTGCAAGTGCTGATTTTTCTGCATCATCTGGATCTTTTACTATTAATAATACAGTGGGTTCTCTTACAATAACACCATTAGCTGATTCATTAACTGAAGGTGCTCAAACATTTACAGTTCAGATAAGAACAGTATCAACATCAGGAAATATAGTTGCTACTAGCAGTTCAGTTACCATAAATGATACTAGTACTGCACCTCCGGTTACTACTGCTGAATTCTTAGTAGTTGCTGGCGGCGGAGCCGGGGGTATAAGATATAATGCAGGCGGCGGCGGAGCAGGTGGACTAATTGTTGGTACTACTTCAATAAGTTCTGGTAGATTATATACTATTACTGTAGGTGCAGGCGGGACTAGTGGATATTATTCTTCTACTGCTGCTGGTAATAACGGTGGTGTGAATTATAAAGGAAATAATTCCATACTGAGTAGTTCGGGACTTACAACACAAACTGCACTAGGTGGCGGTGGTGGTGGGTCGTGGGATAGCGCCAATGGTGGAGATGCGCAGGGTGGTGCTGGTGGTTCGGGCGGAGGGGCATCTGCTTATGGTAGAACCGATGCATTCAAGGGTACGCCAACTGCAGGGCAAGGAAATTACGGCGGTCGTGGTGCAGCCGCAGGTGCTGAAGGTGGCGGTTATAGCGGAGCAGGTGGTGGTGGTGCAGGTGGCGTAGGAACAAATGGCGCAGCTTCTAAAGGCGGTGACGGCGGCGGCGGTATACTTTGGTCAGATGGTAATTATTATGCAGGTGGTGGTGGTGGCGCAGTGTATAGTAATGGAGTTTCTACTGCACGTATAAAGGGATATGGCGGTGACGGTGGCGGTGGTGAAGGCGAACAACAGACATCTGCTACACATCCAAGTTCTGACGCCGCAACGTCAGGTGCATCTAATACAGGTGGCGGCGGGGGAGGTGTTAGTGGATATTATTCAGAACACCGCCAACCTGGAGATGGTGGCAGCGGGATAGTTATTATAAGATATGCTGACTCATACGCTGCAGCCACAAGTACAACAGGTAGTCCAACTATAACAGTGTCGGGTGGTTATAGAACATATAGATTCACTGCATCAGGCAGTATAACATTTTAAGGAAATAAAAAATGCAATTTGATAACGTAACATTTAGTGGTGGTATTAGTATAGTTCCTCCTCCTCCTCCGTTTATACCATCAATACTTGTGGTAGCAGGTGGTGGCGGAACCCCAAGATATAACGGTAATGCTACTGCACCTGGCGGAGGTGGCGCAGGCGGAGTAGTAGTACATCCTGGATTCTCAGCAACATTAGGTGTCTCATATTCAATTACAATCGGAGCAGGTGGAACTACTACTGCCGGATCAGCATCTGTTGGAAATTCAGGTAATGATACTATATTTGGTTCAAATATAATTGTCGCTAAAGGGGGCGGTGGCGGTGGCCAAACAGCTGGCGCTGGCAACGGCGGCTCAGGTGGTGGAGGTGGATACGGTATTTCAGGGTTTGGAGCTGCAGGAACGTCAACACAAAATACAGTAGGAACTAACGGTGGTGGAACTGGTTATGGTAATAGCGGTAATACTGCTGATTCATATACTACAGGATCTGCAGGTGGAGGGGGTGCCGGAGGAATAGGCGGAACTACTACAACACCTAACGGTGCAAACGGCGGCATTGGCATAGAATGGCCAATCGGATCTGGTACTTATTATGGTGGCGGCGGCGCAGGCGGATCCGCATATGCAGCCGGTACTAATCCTATAGGAGGCACTGGCGGATTGGGCGGCGGCGGTAATGGTGGTTATAGTTTCCGCCCTAATAATGGTACTAGTTATCCGGGCTCTGATGGAGCAGTCAACACAGGTGGTGGCGGCGGCGCAAGTGGTGGGGGCTACAATCCGGTACTTGGAACTGCAGGTGGTTCCGGAGTAGTAATCATTCGCTATGCAGATACATTTGCAGCCGCAACTAGTACAACAGGTAGTCCAGTAGTAACAGTAAGTGGTGGGTATAGAGTTTATAAATATAATAGTTCAGGCAGTATTACATTTTAACATTTAACAAGGATATATAAAATGGCACATTTCGCACAAATCGATAGTAATAATATCGTAACACAGGTTCTAGTAATAGAACAAGACGTAGTTAATACAGGTTTATTCGGAGAACCAAGTTCTTTCGTACAAACAAGTTATAACACACATGGTGGAGTACACACATTGGGTGGTACACCATTAAGAAAAAATTATGCTGGTATAGGATATACTTATGACTCTGGTCGTGATGCATTCATTCCACCAAAACCATATAATAGCTGGGTATTGAATGAAACTACATGTCAGTATGATGCACCAGTTGCAATGCCTACAGATGACAAGCAATATACATGGGATGAAACTACTACAAATTGGGTAGAAGTCACGGTATAATTACTATAACTAAGATAAATACAATATATAAAAGGATGTGACCATGTCATTATTAAAAATTCGTCAATTTAGTATCGATCAAACTGATACCTTCTCTTTTGCTAATGCTAACGTTTCGGGGAATTTAGTTTCTGGCAACGCAAGTTTAGGCAATCTTGCTAGTGCTAATTATTTTAGTGGCAATGGCTATTTTCTAACATCAACTAACGGAGCGAATGTTTCTGGACAAGTTGCAAACGCATTATCTGCCGGGACTGTTTATACAGCCGCACAAACTAACATTACAAGTCTTGGTACACTTACTGGATTAGCTGTTTCTGGTAATGTAGATTTTACCGGTCCTAACGTAAGTTTAGGTAATGTAGCTAATATAAAAATGTTTGGTGGTACTGCTGGACAAGTACTACAATCAAACGGCAGTGGAGTAATATCATGGTACACTCCTACTTCAGGTACAGGTAATGCTAATATTGCGGGTAGCAATACTCAAGTTTTCTTCAATGACAACGGCAGTGCAACATTAGGTGCAAAGTCTACATTCACATTTGACAAAGGTACTGATACACTTACAGTAACAAAGGTCAGTGCAAACGGCGCATTATTAACTAATATCACTGGTGCTAATGTCGATGGTAACGTAACCAGTGCAGTACAAAGTCATTATGCTAACATTGCTAACTCAGTATCCGGTACAAACGTATCAGGTAACGTAACCAGTGCAGTACAAAGTCATTATGCTAACATTGCTAACTCAGTATCCGGTACAAACGTATCAGGTAATGTTACCAGTGCAGTACAAGCACACTATGCAAACATCGCTAATTCAGTATCATTTACTAATATTACAAGTACACCAACTACAATAAGTGGGTATGGCATTACAGATGCATATAGTAATACAAATGCAGGAGCATACTTAACATCTGTCACCTTTACTACAACAGGTAATATTACAGCCAATGTAATTACTGCAACAACATTTAGTGGTAACGGTAGTGGAATCACATATGTTACAGGTACTAGTGTATCAGGTAATGTAAGTAGCGCAGTACAAAGTCATTATGCAAATATTGCTAACTCGGTAGCCGGTGCTAACGTAAGTGGACAAGTAGCAAATGCAAACGTAGCTTACTTTGAGTCAGTTACAACACAAACAACTGGTACATTTTATCCAGTATTTGTTAATGGCAGCGCAAATGGTAATTATGCACTTGCATCAAATAGTGCATTATCTTTTGATGCGGCAACAGGTGTATTAACAACAGGTACTATTCAATCTGGTGGCGGATCTGGTGGCAATATTACTGGTGCTAATTTAATTAGTGCTAACTATTTTACTGGTAACGGCTATCTACTAACATCAACTAATGGTTCTAACGTAACCGGTAACGTAACAAGTGCAGTACAAAGTCATTATGCAAATATTGCTAATTCAGTAACATTTACTAATGTTTCAGGTAAACCAACTACTATTAGTGGATATGGTATCACAGATGCATATAGCAATACAAATGCAGGAGCATATCTTTCATCTTATACTGGTGAATTGAGTGCTGGTAATTTAACATTAACTGGCAATTTAATTATTAGTGGAACAACAACATCAGTAAATTCTACTGTAACGAGAGTAGTTGATCCATTATTTGAACTAGGCGGTGGTGCAAACGGTGCAGCATTAGTTGGAGATGATAACAAAGATAGAGGTCTTTTGCTTCATTATCATAATGGTGTAGCTCCGGTAGATGCATTTATGGGCTGGGATGATAGCGGTGGTAACTTTGTAATAGCTAGTAATGTAACTGTTAGTGGGGAAGTCGTAACATTTAATACATATGGCGATTTAAAATTAGGAAATCTATATGCTAACAATGCTAACTTTGGCGGAGTCGTATTTGCTGAAGGCAACGTTACATTAGGTGCTAATGCATATTTCAATGGTAACGTGGTTGGTGATGTTTCTGGTAATATTTCCGGTAACATTAAAGTTGATGGTGCAAACGGGTCTATTCAATTTGCAACCAGTGTGACTAACCATTTTGGACCTACAATAAATGCTACAACCGTTGTTTCAGGTACAAGGTATAAAATCATTACAGCCGGTACTTCTGATTTTACTACATTTGGTTCAGCAAACAATACAGTTGGTACTATATTCACAGCTAATGCGACAGGTACAGGTACAGGTACAGTTCAAGTTGTAACTACATACGGTGACTTGGCTAATGACGGTTCTAATTTAGTATATACCTCTGCTAACCTTACATTAAATGTTGGTGTTGGTGTTGGCGGTAATGTTAAAACAGATAATATATATGGTACAATAAAAACAACAAGTCAAACTGATATTACAACCGTTGGTACATTAACTGGTTTAACAATAACTAATAATGGCAATATTGCAATGAGCGGGACTGCATCACAAATTAGTGGTGGTAATTTAGTAAGTGCAACATATGTTACTGGTACATTAACAACAGCGGCTCAACCAAATATTACAAGTACAGGTACTTTAACAAGTTTAACAGTTACAGGTAATATTTCAGCCGGTAATGTTGCAGGTGGTAACTTAGTGTCTGCTAATTACTTTAGTGGCAATGGTAGTCAATTAACAAGTTTAACTGGTGCAAACGTTACTGGTTATGTTCCAAATGCAACTAGTGCAAATGCAGCTACAACTGCTGGCACCGTTACAACAGCGGCTCAAGGTAATATCACAAGCGTAGGAACATTAACAAGTCTAACAGTTTCTGGTACAACTAATCTGGGGGCAGTCAGTAATGTTACTATCACCGGCGGTACAGCAAATTATTTCTTAAAGACAGATGGAGCAGGTGTACTTTCTTTTGCTTCGCTACCGTCAACTACAATGGCAGTTAACGGTTATACCGGTGACGGTAGCTGGACAATGCAAACATTGTCATCAACACCGTTAACTAGCAGTTATCTAATTGTTACAATTGGTGGTGTTTCACAACCAAGATCAGCATTTAGTTTAGCAACAAATGTTATAACATTTAGTGATCCTCCACCAAATGGCGCGGTTGTTGAAGTTATTGTACTATCCGGTGGTGTAGCAGGCACAGTTGGTTATGTATATTCAAGTATTAGTTCAGCTACTAGTGCAGTTGCTGGTACAAGATACTTTATTGATACTACGGCTGCAGTAACATTGACCTTACCTGGAAGTCCGTCAGTAGGAGATGAAGTTGGTATTATAGATGCAACTGGTAATGCAGGTACACAAAATATTACTATTGCAAGAAACGGTGGAAATATTGAAGGTTCTGCAAGTAATCTAGTTCTTACTGTAAACCGTTCTGCATTAACATTGGTATATTATAATGCTACACAGGGCTGGATTAAGACACAAAAATAACAACTATTAAATAGTTAACATGTCATTAGAAAAAATACGACCAAGAGTAGTAGATGAAACCGGTAACTATACATTTAACAATGTCACAGCTACCGGGACTCTCGTCTCGGCTAACGCCAACCTAGGTAATATAGCACGTGCAAATTATGTTAGTACCAATAATTTATTATATGCTAATGGTGTAGCTTGGGCTTTTTCAGCCGGATCAGTTGTAGGGGCAGATACTCAAGTTCAATACAATGACGGTGGCAGCAGTTTTGGCGCTAGTTCTGCATTTACATTTAACAAAACGTCAAGCACATTAAGCGTTACCAATATTACTGCAAATGGTTCAGGTCTAACCAGTCTAACTGGTGCCAATGTCACCGGGACAGTAGCTAATGCAACTTATGCAACAAGTGCTGGTACTGCAACAAGTGCAACTACTGCTGGTACTGTCACTACAGCGTCCCAATCAAATATTACATCAGTTGGCACCTTAACAAGTTTAGCAGTTACCGGTAATGTAACTTCTGGTAACGCTAATTTAGGTAATGTTACTGTAAGTAATTATTTTAGTGGCAATGGATACCATCTTACTGGTATTACAGGCGGGGCAATCGTAGGCACAGTCAGTGCAGCCAGTGTTGCATATAGTGTTGATGGTGCAAATGTTGTAGGACAAGTAACATATGCTGCCACTGCAAATGCAGTTGCTGCCGGTAATGTAATGGGTCAAATAGCTAATGCATTAGTTGCCGGTACTGTTTATACCGCGGCACAAACTAATATCACTAGTGTGGGTACATTAACTAGTTTAGATGTAACTGGTAACGTATCTGCTAATTACTACATTGGTAATGGTAGTCAATTAACTGGTATCACTATTACAGGCGCATATAGCAATACAAACACCGCCGCATATCTACCAACATATACTGGCAACATATCAGCAAACTACTTCATTGGTAATGGTAGTGCATTAACAAATATAACTGGTGCAAACATCATAGGTAATGTATCTAGTGCAGTACAAAGTCATTATGCAAATGTAGCCAATAGTATAACAGGTACTAATGTATCAGGTAATGTCGCAAGTGCAGTACAAAGTCATTATGCAAACATTGCTAACTCAGTAACATTTACAAATGTTTCAGGTAAACCAACTACTATTAGTGGATATGGTATCACAGATGCATACAGTAATACAAACACTGCCGCGTATTTAACCGCAAATCCAGTAACTGGTACCTATAGTAATACCAACACAGCTGCCTATCTAGCGGTATATACAGGTAATTTAACAGCCGGTAATGCAAACATCACAGGTAATCTTGTTGTCGGTAATTTATCTACTATTGGTTCAGGTGGTAATTTATCCGGAGCCAATTATATAATTGCAAATTATTTTGTTGGTAATGGTGCATTTTTAACTGGGGTTGATTTATTATCTGTTGGTAATGCGGATATCGCAAACAGTATAGCAAATGGCACTAGCAATATTAATACACCTGTAGCTAACGGAAATATTACTGTTAGTATAGGTGGAACTGCAAATACTGTGGTGTTTGCTAACTCAGGTAATTATATCGTAACTACTGGTAATGTAAAAGCCAGTCACTATTTTGGTGATGGTAGTCAATTAACTGGTATTACGGGTACTTATAGCAATACAAACACCGCCGCATATCTACCAATATACACCGGAAACTTTACTGCAGGTAATATAAACTTATCTTATACAACGACTTCTACTGCTAACTTAGGTAATGCAGTAAGAGCAAATTATTTTGTTGGCAATGGTGCATTTTTAACTGGTGTTGATTTATTAACTGTTGGTAATGCGGATATTGCTAACGCAATTGCTAATGGCAATAGTAATATCAGTACACCATATGGCAATGGACCAATAACAGTATCTATTACTGGTACAAGTAATACGGTTATCTTTACCAGTACTGGCGTTAATGTAGCAGGAACACTTAATGTAGGTGGAAATGTAATTGTAGGCAACTTGACCGTCAATGGAACAACAACTACAGTAAATTCTACCACAACACGGGTAATAGATCCAATATTTGAATTAGGTGGCGGAGCAAATGGTGCAGCATTATCTGCTGACGACAACAAAGACCGCGGTTTATTATTACACTATTATTCTGGAAGTAGTACAGTTGATGCTTTCATGGGTTGGGACGATTCAACCAATGAGTTTGGATTTGGTAGTAATGTAAGCGTATCTAGTGAAGTAGTTACTTTTAATAGTTATGCTAATGTTAGAGGTAATTACTTTGTTGGTAATGGGTATTACTTAACTGGGGTTGACCAACTAGCAGCCGGATCTGCTGACATAGCAAACAGCATAGCAAATGGCACAAGTAATATCAACACACCGTACCAAGATGGTCCAATCACAGTAGGTGTTGGTGGCGCAGCCAATGCTGTTGTATTCACTAGTACTGGTATTAATATAGCAGGTTATTCTAATATTGGCGGAACAGTCACTGCTGGTACAGGTACCGGAGGTTCTATTACCGGTGCAAACGCAATAACTTCTAATTATTTCATTGGTACATTAACAACAGCCGCACAACCAAACATTACTTCTGTTGGTACATTAACTAGCTTAACTGCCGGCAATATTAATCTATCTTACACGACTACTTCAACTGCCAACTTAGGTAATGCAGTAAGAGCAAACTATTTTGTTGGTAATGGTGCATTTTTAACTGGGGTTGATTTATTATCTGTTGGTAATGCGGATATTGCAAACAGTATAGCAAATGGCACTAGTAATATCAATACGCCTACAGCGAATGGAAATATTACTGTTACTATAGGCGGTACAGCAAATACAGTTGTATTTGCAAATACCGGTAATTATATAACGACTACTGGTAATATGAAAGCTAGTTACTATTTTGGTGATGGTAGTCAATTAACTGGTATTACAGGTACTTATAGTAATACAAACACCGCCGCATATTTAACAGCAAATCCACAAACTGGAACTTATAGCAACACAAATGTAGCCTCATATCTACCAACATATACTGGTAATCTAACTGCAGGTAATATAAACTTATCATACACGACTACTTCAACTGCTAACTTAGGTAATGCAGTAAGAGCAAATTATTTTGTTGGCAATGGTGCATTTTTAACTGGGGTTGATTTATTATCTGTTGGTAATGCCGATATCGCAAATAGCATAGCAAATGGCACCAGTAATATCAACACGCCTACATCAAATGGAAACATTACTGTTACTATAGGCGGTACAGCAAATACGGTTATCTTTACTAGCACAGGTATTAATGTTGCAGGTTATATTTCACCAAGTACAGGTAATGGTACTAATGGTATTATATGGCCATCTAATCCTGGTGGCGGCTCACTTGACGTAGCAAGTATTAAATATTATGCAGTAACTGGTGAACAAACAAGATTAGAAATAAATGTACAAAATGACACCCCTGGTGTAAACCAAGATGATATATATTTTACAACAAATTCATATGTAGTTGTTAACAGCACAATGGAGGCAACGTCTACTTCTGTTGCACCATTTCAAGTTCTAGGTGGTGTAGGTATAGCTAAGAAATTATTTGTTGGTGGAAATATTGAAGCTGGTACAAATTTTGTAAAGGGAAATGGTTACTATCTAACTGGTGTTGACCAACTATCAGTTGGTAATGCAGATATTGCAAACAGCATAGCAAATGGAACTAGTAATATCAACACGCCTACAGCAGGTGGTAATATTACTGTTGGTATTGGTGGCATTGCTAATACTGCAATATTTACTACTTCGGGTATAACTGCTAGTACATTTACCGGTAATTTATTTCTATCAGTTTCAGGTACTACTAATGCCGCAATAGTTTCTGCAAATGTGGCCGGAAGCGACTATTTTAGAATTCTTGTAGGTGGTACAGCAACCGATGGTGGATTTGTTGAATTTGCAACAGCCGATAACGGTAATGAACCTATCTATTTTAGACAATATAACGTATCAGGTGCAGTTGGTTTTGGTACTGTAGCAAGAACACTTACCTTATTAGATGCATCAGGTGATACATACGTACCAGGAAAACTCACCACAACCGGAAATATCATTGCTAATGCAGGTAGTTTTTTTCTTGGTAATGGTTACTATTTAACTGGTGTTGACCAACTATCTGTTGGTAATGCCGATATCGCAAATAGCATAGCAAATGGCACTAGTAATATTAATACTCCTGTTGCTAATGGTAATATTACTGTTAGTATAGGTGGAACTGCAAATACAGTTGTATTTGCAAATACCGGTAATTATATAACGACTACTGGTAATATGAAAGCTAGTTACTATTTTGGTGATGGTAGTCAATTGACAGGTATTGCTGGTAGTTATAGCAACACAAATGTAGCCTCATATCTACCAACATATACTGGTAATTTAACTGCCGGTAATATAAACTTATCTTATACAACGACTTCTACTGCTAACTTAGGTAATGCAGTAAGAGCAAATTATTTTGTTGGTAACGCCGCGTATTTAACTGGTGTTGATTTATTGACAACTGGCGGTGCTGATGTCGCAAACAGCATAGCAAATGGCACTAGTAATATTAATACTCCTGTTTCTAATGGTAATATTACTGTAACTATAGCTGGTGTAGCAAATACAGTAGTGTTTACTTCTACTGGAATGAATGTAATAGGGAATATCACAACCGCCGGCTCTGGTGGAAACTTATCTGGTGCAAATTATGTAATTGCAAATTACTTTACTGGTAATGGTAGTGGAATCACATATGTTACAGGTACTAGTGTATCAGGTAATGTAAGTAGCGCAGTACAAAGTCATTATGCAAATATTGCTAACTCGGTAGCTGGTGCTAATGTATCCGGTCAAGTAGCTAATGCATTAGTAGCCGGGACAGTATATACTGCGGCACAAACTAACATTACTTCAGTTGGTACATTAACTAGTTTAGTAGTTACGGGCAATATCACAGGTGGAAATGCTAACTTAGGTAATGCAGTTACTGCAAATTTCTTTATAGGTGATGGTAGTCAATTAACTGGAATTACGGGTACTTATAGCAATACAAACACCGCCGCATATTTAACAGCAAATCCACAAACTGGAACTTATAGCAATACAAACACCGCCGCATATTTAACAGCAAATCCACAAACTGGAACTTATAGCAATACAAACACCGCCGCATATCTACCAACATACACCGGAAACTTTACTGCAGGTAATATCAATTTATCTTATACGACTACTTCTACTGCTAACTTAGGCAATGCAGTTACTGCAAATTTCTTTATAGGTGATGGTAGTCAATTGACAGGTATTGTTGGTAGTTATAGCAACACAAATGTAGCCGCATATCTTCCAACATATACTGGTAATTTAATACCCAATAATATTACTCTCACTACAAATGCAGATATTGTACTTAGTGGTACTGGTTCAGTTATTTCCGGTGCAAACTTAATCAGCGGTAACTATTTAACCGGCACACTAACAACTGCGGCTCAACCAAACATCACTAGTGTTAGTACTTTAACAAGTTTAACAGTAGGAAACGCAACAGCTAATACGGTGTTTGGTAATGGTACAATCACTGCTACTGGTAATATTTCATTCACTGGTGCAAATGTAAGTTTAGGCTCAACTAGTAGTGTACGTATTTCCGGTGGTGCAGCCAATTATTTCTTAAAGACCGATGGTACAGGAAATTTAAGTTGGGCAACACCTTCAGGCGGTGTGGGCGGTACAAGTTTAACATATACTACAGCTACATCACCACCGGCATCGGGTAATTTATTAGGTGATCAGTGGTTTAACACATCAAGTAATGTATTATATGAATATCTGAATGACGGTACTGCGGCTTACTGGGTTGACATAAGTTCACCTAGCACTAGTACAAATAGTGCTATTGCAGGAGCAATAGTAATAAAAGATGAAGGTAGTAATATAAGTACTGCTGTGTCAAGTATTAATTTCGTAGGTGCCGGAGTAACGGCATCAAATGTTGGTAATGCAGTAACAGTAACAGTAACAGCAACAACAGACACATTAAGCCCGTTCTTGTTAATGGGAGCATAAGGATAAGAAATGACAACAAAAGTAACAGCATTGATGCTAGACCAAACAAGTAACTTGAACATTACTGCGGCTAATGTAACATTAGGTGCTATATCAAATGTTCACATTACTGGTGGCTCATCAGGACAGACTATCGCAACTGATGGCGCGGGTAATTTAAGTTTTACTGACACCATTCACCCATTCATATTTACAAAGTAAGGACAATTCATGGCAATAATATATAAAGTTTTAGGACACAATAACCCGGCAGCAACAACAGCGACTACATTGTACACTGTTCCGGCAGGCACAAGCGCAGTTGTTTCTAGTTTGAACGTATGCAATCAAGCCGCAACTGCAGGAACATTTAGAATTGCTATTCGTCCTGCAGGTGCAACATTGACAACAAGTCATTATCTTTCATATGATACTATTTTACCGGCAAATGATACAGTCTCACTGAACATCGGTATGTCATTAGCAACAACTGATGTAATTACAGTGTATGCAAGTTCTGCTACTGTTAGCTTTATCTTATTTGGAACAGAGTTAACATAATATGGCTATTAAAAAAGCATCTAGTAGCAAATTATCCACTACTAGCAATTCAAGTAGTGAATCTGTAACGGTAGATATGTTATTGGTTGGATCAGGCGCAGGCGGAGCCTGCGGCTTCGGTGGCAGTGGCGGCGGAGGTGTTGTTTATAATCAAAATCTTAAATTAAATAAAAATATAGTATATACAATAACGGTCGCCGGCGGTGGTGCAAGTAACGGTGGTCATACAATCGCTCAGGGCGGCTGGGGAAGTAATTCAAAAATAACAGCAACAAATATGAATATAACTGCCATCGGTGGTGGTCCTGGGTGTGGCGCCCCGCAAGCAACATTGACGAATTGGCCAGGCGCCGGCGGGTGTGGCGGAGGTATGGGTGGTTCTACAGCACAAATAACTCAAATAGGTTATGGGCTTCAAGGTGGAGATGGTGCCAACGGTGGAACCCCAAACAGCGGCGGCGGTGGCGGCGGTGCTGGTGGTAATGGTGTGAGTGCAACAAGCACTACTATAAGTGGAAACGGTGGTCCCGGCATACAAAACAGCATACTAGGTCCAAGTCATTATTGGGCTGGCGGCGGCGGCGCCAGCAGTGTGGGCACCACCGGTGCGACAGGCGGCAATGGAGGCATTGGTGGTGGTGGTGGTGGCGCAGCCACTGGTACATCTTCGACAGCAGGAACTGGTGGAGGTAGTGCATTAAATAGTGGAGGTAATGGTACAGCGGGTGCATCAAGTGCTGTTGGAGGTATAGGTGGTAGTGGAGGAACTAATACGGGTGGTGGCGGAGGATCAGGCGGCAGCAGTAGTTCCGGCGCTGGAACTGGTGGCAACGGTGGTTCAGGTATTGCAGTTATCAGATATTCAACAGATTATCCACCGGCTACTACTACAGGCACAGTATCGTATTCTCTAGCAGTTGCCGGGTATAGAATATATACCT